GACTCAGGAACCACATATTTGTCTACAGATGCACCTGACACCTTGCTATACGGTTGTTTGTTAGAGGGTGCGGTATTTTTAAAGTTAGACCCTAATGACGTTGGTTTGTATGAAGCAAGATTTAAAGAAAGTTTACTAAGATTAAAGAACCTAGGTGAAGGAAGAGATACTAGGGACGAAATGAGGTATGATTCACTAAGAACAAATGTAACATAAGTTTCAGTTAAGGAGAGATAATATGAAACCAATCAAAAAACTTAAAGGTAAAACTGTAGCTATTGTCGGTCTAGGCAAAAGTTGGTTTGACTACAACCTTGCAAAATCACACAGCGTAAAATTTGATGAAGTATGGGCAATTAATGCTGTGGCTTCAGTAATATTTCATGACCGTGTGTTTATGATGGACCCGCCAAGTAGGTTTCTTGATACACAAGACGCAGGCGGACAAACTGACTGCATGAAAGAACTGCTGACAAATCACAACAAGCCTATTTATACATGTGAAAATGATGCAAGGTGTAAAAACCTTGTTGAATATCCTGTACAAGAAATAGTAAAAGAAACCAATTGTCATTATCTAAACAATACGGTGGCTTATGCGGTTGCCTTTGCTTATTGGAATGATGTAGCCAACATAAAGTTATTTGGTATAGATTTTACATATAAGAACAACTTATATTTTGCAGAAGCAGGAAGAGCCTGTGTAGAGTTTTGGTTAGTAAAATGCATGGAAAAAGGTATTCAGGTTGAGGTAGCATCTAGCAGCTCATTGCTAGATACCAACATACCCGGTGAACAAAGACTGTATGGATATCATCGTTTAAAAGACCCTTATGTTCCTGTTCAGGGTAAAGATGGCTTAGAAGTAAAAAAAATTAGCGAGCTTAAAGTACAAAAAAAACAAATACTGCCACAAATTGCAGACAGGTATGACAGTCACCTTAAAGCGCCGGAGCCAAATAAATGGTAATAAAAATAACGCCTGACGGAGTGCCTGAATTGGGCATGGTTGAGGTAGCTACAACCAAGTTCGGAGGTCATCCGCCTGAGTTTTGGGCAAAGCAATTAACAGAAAAAATAGTTGGTTTTTCGGACGATAATGAAGAACATGTAAAAGCTCAGGCTAGAGCTTACCAAGATTTAATTTACCAAGTTTGTTTGATATATATTAAAAATGCTTTAAAATCTTATAAGGCTACCTTAATTCAAGATTTATCTAGTGGAGGTAGTGAAGATTTAGCAAAAATAATAAAAGGTATTTAATATGGCAATTACATCTACTCTTACAACAAGCTTTAAAGTAGAGCTTTTGACAGGAACGCACAACTTTACCAACTCAAGCGGTAATAGTTTTAAGTTGGCTTTGTACACCAGTTCGGCTACTTTGGGTGCTGCAACAACTGCTTTTACAACTACAGGACAAGCAAGTGGTACAAACTATACATCAGGTGGAGCTGCATTAACCAATGTAACGCCTTCTGCTACTGGAACTACTGCAGTAACTGACTTTTCTGATTTAACATTTAGTACAGCTACTATCACAGCTAGAGGTTGTATGATTTACAACGATACTAACAGTGATAAGTCAGTAGCAACTATTGACTTTGGTGGTGACAAGACATCAACAGCAGGCGACTTTACTATAGTATTTCCTGCTAAAGCAGCAGCTACAGCTATTATTAGAATAGCTTAGAAGATGAAACATGCCGTTTGCAAAGTTTCAATTTAAAGCAGGAATAGACAGAGAAGGAACCAGTTACACTAATGCGGGTGGTTGGTTTGATGCTTCTCTTGTCAGATTTCGCAAAGGCTTTGTAGAAAAAATAGGCGGTTGGACAAAACAAACCACTACATCATTTTTAGGTACATGTCGTAACCTATTTCCATGGATATCATTAGAAGGTAATAAATACTTATATATCGGCACGCATTTAAAAGCATACATACTTGAAGGCACAAGCTTAAACGACATAACTCCTATAAGAGCAACAACAACCAATGGTGTAACTTTTGCTGCCACAAATGGCTCTGCAACTATTACAGCAACAGATTCTACTCACGGAGTTGTGGTAAATGACTTTGTTACTTTCAGTGGCGCAGTAAGTCTTGGTGGTAATATCACTGCAACCGTTTTAAATCAAGAGTATCAGGTGGTTTCAGTACCAAGTGCAAATACATTTACGTTTACAGCAACGGCTACAGCAAATGGTAGTGATACAGGAAATGGCGGCTCAGGAGTTGATGCAGCTTACCAATTAACTGTAGGTTTGGACGTATTTATACAATCTACAGGATATGGCTCAGGTAATTGGGGTCAAGGTGCTTTTGGTGCCTCTACTAGCTTAAGCTTTGCTAACCAATTAAGATTATGGTCATCAGATAACTTTGGTGAAGATTTAATATTGCATCCTAGGGGTGGCAGTATTTATTATTGGGATGAGTCCAACGGCACTACTACAAGAGCTGTAGATATCACTACGCTTTCCGGTGCAAACTTATCACCTACAGTTGGATTACAAACCATAGTAAGTGATACGGACAGGCACGTTATTGTATTAGGCGCAGACCCAGTATCAGGTGGTGCAAGAACAGGCGTTGTTGACCCTATGAACATAGCTTTCTCAGACCAAGAAAGCATTACCGAGTGGGAGCCAAAAACTACAAATACAGCAGGTTCTCTAAGATTATCTTCAGGTAGTGAAATCAGAGGTGGCTTAAGAGCAAGACAAGAAACACTAATATGGACTGATACTTCTATGTATAGTATGCAGTTTGTTGGACCGCCATTAACTTTTGCAGTTAATTTAATTAATGAAGGCACAGGTATGATTGGACCTAATGCAGCTATTAACTCTCCTAATGGAGTCTTTTGGATGGGCGATGATGGTTTCTATTCTTACAACGGTGCAGTTCAAAAACTACCTTGCAGTGTATTAAGTTATGTTCAAGAAGATTTAGATTTGGGTCAAGCATTTAAAGTCTTTGCACTATTAAACAAAGAGTTTAATGAGGTGTGGTGGTTCTATCCTGCAGAAAGTGATGGAACTGATGAGGTATCAAGATATGTCATATACAACTATTTAGAAGGCGTTTGGTCTATTGGTCAGTTGGTTAGAACCGCTTGGGTTGACCAAAATGTATTCGGTAAACCATTAGCCACTGCTAATAATTATCTGTTTAACCAAGAAGACGGCGATGATGCAGATGGCTCACCTATGGATGGGGTCTTTATTGAAAGCTCAGACTTTGACTTACAAGAGGGCAACAACTTTACATTTATCAGAAGAATCATGCCCGATGTAAAATTTTATGGCACTAATGTTGATACAGGTGTTCCGCAGATAAATATGTTGCTTAAAACTAGAAACGCACCAAGCGAATCTTTGACCACCAAGGCGACCACAGACATATCAAATAACACCGACCAAGTGCATGTAAGAGCAAGAGGAAGACAGGCTGTATTGAGATTGCAAAGCGATGATGATGCTGCAGTAGGTAACAGAACAGGTTATAAGTGGAGATTAGGATATACAAGACTAGATATCCAACCTGACGGTAGAAGGTAATGGCTAAATTATTACCAAGCAGGCTGCCCTTAGCAACGCAAGAGGTAACGCCTGAAGTCTTCAATAGACTGGTTAGAGTTTTAGAGATTAACTTGGGTCAATTTGACCCTAACAGAACACCTAGGTTTAACGCTACAGAGTTATCAGAATTGAATTTTGTACAAGGCGATGTAATATGGAATACAACACATAACGTATTACAGGTGTATAACGGCAATGAATGGATTGATTTGACGTTATTTAATGAACAAGGATATGAGGCAACAGCTAGCTTAGGCTTTGTCTCTGTTATAACTGGTGGTAACATATCAGTAAATATTAGATAGGAAATTATTATGGCAGATTTAAAATCAAGAATAGAAAACTTAATAGGTCAAGTAACAAGTGGCACCATGGGTGCTATTTCTAACAAAGAAATGGAAAAGTTTAAACAAGCAATGTCTCCTAACATGAATGACAACGAACCTAGGTTTGGCGACAGGTCTCCTGAAGGCATGATGTTTTCAATAGAAAGTCAAATAGAAAATATGATGCGAGAGTACGAAATGGCTGTAAGAGATGGAGATAATCAAAGGGCGCAAATGATTGCAAATCAAATTAACAAACTAGACGAAGAAAAAATAAAAATACAAAGCATGAAAGGCAATGTAATGCGAGCTATAGATAGTGGCGTACCTAGATTTAGAGAAGGTGGTATGGCTGACATGTCACAACAAGAAGGTATGGCTGAGATTGAAATGTCTAAAGAGCAAGTCATGCAAGAAATATTTATACCATTAGCTGAAAATGGCTATGAGCAAGAAGTTATGGCTATATTAAATAATCCAATAGATTCAGAAGTATCTATGCAGGCGCAACAGGTTATAATACAAGTATTAAGCCAAGACCCTGAATTTGATATGAATGACTTTCAAATGGCTTTGTCTCTAGTAGCACCACAATAAGATTGTTGGATGTTGGCGCAAACTAACATAGAACAAGAATACCAATTAAAAAATCTTTTACTTGGCTTTGCGTCAGACTGGTTCGTAGAAAAAGAAACACTACAAAAAACAAAAGAAACATTACCAATACTTAGCGATTTTTATAATGAAAGAGCAGAATG